TTGCTCGCTTAGGAATTGAAGCGCCACCCCAGCTTTAATGCCAGGAGGCGGCTCTCCACGCGACACCCCGAATACACCAGAAATCTGCTGGAACTCTTCCTTGAGCTGATCCCTAAATTTATACACTTCAGCAGGAGTAGTCTGGGCTTGTGCAAGAACCGGTGGCTGAGGACCCTTGTACTGAACCAAGGTAATGTCATTGCCAAGTCTATCAAGGGCGACGGATCCAGCCGGCACCATCCACTTAGGATGAGAAACCATCAAGATATTCCGCATCACCATATTGGTCAGATTGTTATAGCTACCCGTCAATCCTTTGACAGTCTCAAAGAAGCTTTTAGCTCTGAGCTCACCCGGCCACTCAACATCAGTAAATCTCTCACAAGGGAGCTCATCATGGGAAAACGGGTATTCCGTGTTTTCAAGAATGGCAGTATCAATAAAGACAATCTTACGACCAGACCCTAGCTCACCAGTCCTGCGATGCCAAAAGGTGTAAACCATGGCCTCGCGCCTAGTGGGAGTCATCTCCATTTTTTCGTAATCGTAAATCTGAGTCTGCGTATCCTTAATCTCAGAAGCCTTCTTTGGGTAAATAACCCTAAGTTTATCCGTACTTACAGGCTCCATCGTAAACATATACTCAACATCCTCAAACCTTTGCTTACGCTGAAGCAAAACCTCGGATGCTAGCTGAACCTTGTAAACCACGTCGCCAATCTTTACTGGCTTATCGACGTAAATCTTGTTTCCCTGCGGATCCACTACCTGCTGGCCATTCTCATCCAGCATCGGCACACGACCCTTTTTAGAAAGTTCCTTGTACGCTGGAGACACATCACCGCGGTCCTTATCCCAAAGGACCATCAAATAACTCTCACCCTGAACCATTGCATAAGTGGCAATGTTTAGGCTGATACGACCATCAAAGTCGTTCATGTAGTTAATATGCTCAAGAAGCATCTCGCAGCTCTTGGCTGCTACCTTGTCCTGAAACTCGTCATTCGATGGCAATACTGCCACCGCAGGCTTAAACTTAATAAGCCTAGATGCCCTATTCTTTGTCAGGTCATAGAGATGGTTACAAACCATCTTACGCATGAATCCAGACCGATCAGCTCCGCGGTCCCTAGCGTCAATCCTGGCTTCCATGTCCTGATATTGGACACCTTTGTACAAAGCTAGATTCTTGCGCATGTTCCGGATGACAATCTCATCCTCAGACCCAAGATAATCCCGCTCGGACCTAAGCCATGCAAGAATATCCTTATCGTTCCTGGAATCATCTAGGTCATACTGCCAAATTGGACCAGATGGCCGATTATACTGAGTCTCTGAATCAAGCTGGTCCCAACTGTAAACATCAGTAGCCATGGCCTATCTCCTTAACCCACAGACTCGTAGGGATCTTTTTCAAACGCTTGTTTCATCTCTTCAGTCATCTTCTGAAAGGTACTATCAGCCGGTACATACTGAATCGAATGAGTTGATTTTTGCATGGCCTTGAGCTCCGTTGCAAGCCAGAACACCCAAGCTCCTAAGGCTATCAATCCCATAGTCTGAACCGTAACCAGCGTAATCACCACGATGCTAAGTCCTGTTCCAATTCCCATTCATCCGCTCCTTTAAGACTAGGAAAGTCGTCCTCAATCCTAGCTCCACGCCACATCTCATCCTTCTCAGGATTCGTATGCTCACTCTCGTTTAGCGTATAGTACGATGCCGCTAAAATATACCGAAGACAATCCACAAGGTGGTCGTTCTTCTTTACAAACTTACCCTTATCGTCTGTCTGATAGTTATCCAGCTCCCACCAAAGCTTTCGGCATCTGTCAGAAATAACAATCTTGCCGGATAACATTATATCCTTAATCAGAGTAATACCCTGATCCTTAGCGTTTCCAGCCTTCTGAGTGGGCTCAAAGTGTAGCTTGAAATGCTCCAGCATCTCATTTGCAAACCATGTCTCAGCCTCGTCATACCCTAGACGCCAGTCACCCTCACCCTCGTTCTCGTAGAGCTCCCGGGTTGTCTTAATAATCCGCTCACCTATCTTATTGACGGTCATCTCAGACTGCCGTTGCTCGTAAATCTCATCTAGGACATAGACCGTTCGGCTGTAAGGGTTGATCGCTACATAAAGCACCGCAAAGCATGAAGCTCCAGCAGGATCTGACCACGAAAACCATTCGAGCCTAGACCTATCCCTTGCAATCTCTTGAATGACCCTCTGGTGAGGCTTGACCATCTTCTCGTCCAGCATAGGGAACACTCGCCTTGCTCCACCACGGACGAACCTAGCTAGGTATTCCCGCTCCCACTTGTCACCCTCTCCAAGCCTGTAAAGCTCCGCCTTCTTCTCATCCAGCCATTGCTTGCTGATATGAGGGTTTGCTCCCGTCGGGAAGTGAAAGAATGCCTTCTTAGGATCCGATGCCCACGCTTCAGCTACCCTGTTGAACTGACCCTCAAACTCAGGCGGAGTCCCGATGATCAGCAAAGGCGAGTTGAACGCTGCCCGGTTGGGATCGTAGGCGTCGTGAAACTCCGGCCTAAAGTCCTTAAACTCGTCGTAGATGGATAACCCTCTAGGCTTGACGCCGCGGTATGCGTCTACGTTGTCGCTGCCGTCCAGTTTGATGAATGATCCATTCTTGAACCTGATCCTCATCTCGGTATTGTTTGGATCACCCTCAATCCATGTCTTAGGTCCAAACTGCTGGATGCGCTGGCTTGCCCACATGATCTCTCGGGCCTGCTTCATGTAGGGTGCAAAGTAATAGTTCTCTGAACCCGGAAAGGTGAGTGCATACCTCCAGAGTAAGTAGGCCACAAGCTCGGTCTTCCCGAAGTTGCGGCCACACTGTGCGAACACGTCGAGCTTGCCCTGAGAGAGTAAGGCTGCACCGATAACCGCTTGAGCTGGATGAGGCGCCCACCTTTGGTGCAGGACCAGCAGGCTTTGTGCTAGCCTACGCTGAAAGGCCTCGATCGCTTCAAGCGTTGCCATCGGGTTTCACTTCTATTGCCTTGGCGAATGGATCGTTAGCTAGGATTGCCCGTATCTCGTCGTGACTTAGCTGGGCATTCTGCACCTGCATATCTACAGTGTGCTCGATTTGTTTCTTCTTAGGATACAGGAAATCGAATAGCTCAATGAGTAGCTTGGCTTTAGCTTCCGGGTTTTCGATGCAGTCCAATGCCTGCCAGAACTCCGACACTGGGTCCCGGTTCGCTTCCCTGCATGCGTCGATCATGTCGACGATGAACGTCGTCTTCCTGACCTTCTTGTCCTTGTCCTTCTGGCCTTTCACTTCGCAGGCTTCTCGCCTTCTTTAATCTTGGCGATCACGCAAAGTTTCATCTGGATCAGGTCGGGCACCGACCAGTCCCTAAATCGCTGGAAATAGTAGTCCTGAATCTTCTCATCTATAATATGAGAGAGTTGGTCATTGAATCGCTTCAGGTCCAGTTCGGAGAGAAAGTACCTTTCCGCGGAGTTGATGCAGGTATCTAGTTCTGTTTCTATTGCGGCTTTACTTTTTGTTCCGATCGGCATGAGATTAGCTTATGGCCTCGGAAGCGGAAGCTCAAGAGATAAGGTTACTCCTGGACTCTACGGGGCGGATATGGGCGCTGGAGATCATTACAGGCATGGCAAGGTGTAGTCGGATCAAGTGCACTCGGCTTGCCAGGTATGTCGTGACCAGAAAGATACATAGCCCATGCCGGCGTGAGCTTCTCTGCGGTAATTGCTTGAATTCATTCATGAAAGCTATCGGCGCAAGGGACCTGCCAGTGCAGGAAATCTCCTAGCCGCAGCGCATCATCTCGATAATTTGGTTTTCCCTGTCAGTAACCCAGGTACCTTTTCGGCTCATTCCATCGGTTTTTCTCATTATTTGCATTTAAAGGAGGGATTCGTTTTTTTTCGTGCATTCTCTCTTTTCCTATTGATTGTAACACAAAGTGTGTTATCTCTCTGGGTATGAATAAACATGATCGTCAGTTTCAAGTCGAAGTCCTCGAATCCATCCCGATGCACCTAAGTGCAGGACACGTCGACAATAACTCTTGGGACGTTGAATGTCTCGTTTGCCGCAAGCTCGTCGTCTGCCAAACTCGCGACGCTTCCAAGCAATTCCTTGCCGATCACCTTTGCTGCAACGTTGCAACTGAGATAGAAGTCGAAGCTGCGGAAGTCTCTGAGGATATTATTCCAGAAGTCATCCCCGCTCACCTCGTTGTGGAGACCATGCGAAGCGGTAATAAATCGGTCACCTGTAAGCCCTGCCAAGAGGGATGTGTAAACACTCCTGAGGCTGCGGCAAGGTTTCTTCACAGGCACCTGGAATGTCGTCCAGCTAAAAAGTCTGCGAGAAAGTTACGCGCTAAAAAGTCTATCACCGAGAAGTCCCGCAAGGTCCGCACTCGCACGTCTAAGCAAGTCGTCGAAGACGTTTCCAGCTACCCTACCAAGAAACTCCAAGAGCTGGCAGTGCAGCCCTACACCGACACTGGCCTTGAAGTGTGCCCGGATGCTGTTCACGTCGAGCTTTGCAAGAGGTACGACAAGGCAGGCGAGGAGTTGGTCCGTGAATACTGCCGCGAACCTGAGACTAGCGTAGTGGGCTCTATTGGCTTTGATTGGCAGGATGAGGCTACCGCGGCACCGATCACGATTGAAGCGATCGTAGAGGCTCCAGCGAAGCCTCCAGTAATTCTGCTTACAATTATCCCGCCCCCGATCCGTCCAGATATGATCCGCAAGTCTATGCCACCCGCACCGCCGGCTGATTTTGAATGGATCCCACCCCCATTCACAAAAAAAATTGCGTGACCTGTTTTTTCTTGTTTACTCGTAACACTTCCGTGTTATTAATAGTTCATCACTAACCACTAAGGAGAACGCCATGCCAGCCATTACCGGGCAACAAGCTAAGAAAATCATCAAAGATCTCGGATTCGATACTTCCAAGGTATCTTGCACCGTCCGCCGTGGTTCCTACTCACTCACGGTCACGATTAAGGACATTCATATTCCCCTAGAGCCTATCCAAGAGGCACTTGCCAAGTTCGAGAAAATCGACCGATGCGAGTACTCGGGCGAGATTCTTCAGGGCGGAAACCACTTCGTTTTCGTTAATTACGACTGGGGCATGACTATCCCCGAGGAGTTCGTCGACCTATACACCTTGTGTCTCGTTGGTCGCGATAAGCCTAAGTCTGTCGGCGATGAATACCACTTTATCCAAGCCATGAAGGCGAACGCTCCACACCTGACGGAACGTCAAGTGAGCCGCGCCTTCTACGATATCCACCGCAATCTCCCGAACTGATAAACAACCCAGGGGGCCTGACAAGCCCCCACCATTTCAACCTACTAACCACAAGGCCACAGAAGGCCTCTTTCTAAAGGAGTATAACCATGAAACTAAAAAAGCTTTATCGCATCTCTTTTTATGAAAACGGACAACAGTCTGCCGATGCTTACGCTCACCTAACTGGGAATGTTCTTTATGGATTCCAGTATGGCGACATTTACAAAGCCTCTATTGAATTTGACGAACATACTGATTTTAACTGGCTGGATTCTACACTTGACGCCGATCCAAACGTAAACCTGTTTTCTACCTACTAACCAGCAAGGAATCTCTCCCATGTCAAAACAAGCGCGATTAAACCAGCATGATCTAGAAAAGAAACGGATTCTCCAAGTCCTCGAATTAGAGCGCCGCGAGTTAGTCCAGGCGGCGAGACGAGTGGCAAGGATCCTCTTCGAGGAGTCAAAGGAACCCGTCACAGCTTGGCAGGTATTCGAAGCTATGCACTCCGTCGAGGGTATCGCTCCGATCCTTGCGAAGCATGACAAGCGTTGGCTGGGAGCCGTCTTCAAAGGACCTTGGTCCCTTGTAGGATACGAGAAAAGCGGTAGCCATTGCCGCTTAGTCGCTAAATGGATTCCAAGCGAACATTGACATGAATTCAAGCCATTCCAGCCATTCAGGCAATTTTCGTTTATCGCTTATGGCAGGCAGCTCGCGCTTGTTGGTTGGCTTGTGTCAGGCTCAAGGGGGGTGTTTGAACCCCCACCGCCTGACAGCCATCAGGCTATCAAGCGAGCCGCCTGCGTTAGCAGAGGCGAGCGTTGCTTTAATTGCTAACAGTATGCCAAAAAATGCACAAGGAAAATAAAATCATGGAATTATTTTATATCTATCTCTTCGGAATCCTTGCACTTTGTTCTGTCGTAGAACATTATTCGGGGCGTTAAAATATGAGCTTATTAGAATGGTTTTTGAATACCCCGCAGAAGCATTTGGAGATTCTTGAGGCTATCTGGCAAACCTTGGTTCTTTGCTTGTGCGTGGTCGGTTTCTTCTTTGTATCCCGCGGGGGATGTAATGATAAGTAACGGAGTCTGCATCGATTGCCGCTCTCAGGGGATTATCTGGGCATTACCAATAAAAGGCGAAGAGGGGCGGGTATACGGTCCTTTTGTTTTTAAGTGCAATTGTGCCTGGGGTAAGCAAGATTGGAGAAGATACCCACTTTGGAATAGCTTTTACCGGAAACATTTTAAAGTGGACCAGAAGCGCGGAGACCCGGATCCTAAGCCGTTAGTTGATCCTACCGCGGGATTCACGACCACGCCCTACCAGCCGAAAGTCAACCTACCGGCTGGATTTGATGACGGCGATGATTTATTTTGAAATCTGGAGGACTCCATTATGAAACTGAAAGAGACTGCTAGCTATCCAAAGACCGACGCTTCCATGAAAAAAGGAAGCGGAAAAGATGCGACCGCCTACAAGGGCGACATGGGAGGGGGTGCTAAAATGAAAAAAGGCGCCTCCAAGCTTGACGCCCTTGGCGACTGCAAGAAGAAGGATCAGTCCTGCTACAAAGGGCAGGAGTGATCCAAAGGGCAGGGGTGAGACCTAACCATGCGGTTGCCTAACTCACCCCTGCTTTTTTTGTTTGCTCAATGTAACTCAAAAGTGTAACCTGTAACCCTAACCCACAACATAACCGAAAGGATCGACATATGATTTTCCAAGCTAACAAGAAAGAATGGAAAGAACGCCCAGAGCCCAAGCTTTCAATTCACAAACTGCGCGTTGACACGATTGAAGCCTCTACCCGCTTCGAGGGTCGTTGGGTATGCCAGGGAGCCCTAGACGATAACCGCCCGATCAAGTTCTGGATGAGCTTCAAGCAGGCTGGAAGCATTAACAAAAACCTAGATGCAGAAACCCTCTACTGCGTCGTTGACCATGGGGACCCGGAAAAGCCTAGGTTTGTGTGGGCCTCAAACGCCCTAGAATGGCTCCAGAATAGTTTTTTGAAGGATAAGCCTGCAGTAGCTCCCGCTCCAGTTCAGAAGGTCCCAGCGACTCCTAAAAAGCCCGTTGGGACTTTTCAATCTCAAACCCCAACTAACCGATTTGAGTCCGGAGAAGAGGAGCTCCCCTTCTAATGAAAATCAATCTGTCAGACCTGAAAGATGAACCAACAAAGGATCGTCACGTTACCTTTAGGCTTCCCGAGGAGAATTACCAGAAGCTTAAAACCTATGACGGCAACGTGTCGAACCTGCTCCGCTACCTAGTGGATCTCTACCTAGTCGAAAAATCGAATGAGGAGAAAGTAGCGCAATGGACCAGAAGAAAAGTCTAACCATAACCCAGCCATCCCCCCCGGCTGTACCGTTTACCGATATTGAGCGCATGGCCGTAGCCTTCGCGAAGTCGGGTCTATTTGGAATCAAGACGCCAGAGCAGGGGATCGCCCTGATGCTTATCGCTCAAGCCGAGGGGCTGCACCCCGCGGTAGCGGCAAGGGATTATCATGTCATTCAGGGTCGTCCGGCACTTAAAGCGGACGCCATGCTGGCACGATTTCAGGCTGCAGGCGGAAAAGTGTCCTGGGATGTTTACAGTGACACCGAGGTCACCGGGACGTTCTCCCATCCATCGGGAGGGTCTGCTAAACTGTCCTGGACTATTGCGCAAGCTAAGGCCGCAGGTCTGACCAGTAAGGAAGTGTGGCGACAGTATCCCCGCGCCATGCTCCGAGCTCGGGTGATCTCCGAGGGTATCCGCACCGTTTATCCCGGCGTTTCCGTTGGCGTTTACACCCCCGAGGAGCTTCAGGACATGGACGCAAAGCCTGCCGAGCAGGAGGTTAAAGCAGAACCGGCTCCAGAAGTTCGGCAAAAATTAGCCCCCGAATCTTTGCAGAAGAAAGAGGGAATAATTAGTACGGAAAAACTCCCGACAAAAGAGGCCGCACCTTTTGATAGAAAGGAAGCTTTCCGTTCACTGGCGTCATCCACTTGGGCGAAGCATGAGCTTGCCACCTACTCCGAGAAGGCTTTCGGGAAGAAGGCTTCCAAGGACCTGACAGACCTTGAGCTCAAACTATTCGTTGCCGTGGTTCAGACATCCCCGTTTGATGTTGCGATCAAAGAAGTAGATCCGACTTATGAAACCGACGTCCCTTGACTGTAAC